TCGCACAAAAAATCGGAACAACTGATGGTGAATACGCATTAAACTCTAAATATATTATGGTTGAAATGAATGAGGACGCACCAATAGATGCGTTACCTTGTGGATTCCAAGGTTTTAATTTTAGAAGTTATGGAACATCCAAATCACCATTCCCAATATATAAAACTAATTATGATTATCCTGGTGAAGTAGTGTTTGACCCTCCTTTTGGATTAAGTTCAGGGGGTAATTTAGTAACTAAAAGTCCTGGTGACAATGTTCGTAGAACTTATTTAGGAATTTCAACAGGATATGGTGCGGGATATGATTCTGATTTTTTCCAATATAAAGGAAAACAACTACCTGGAAATTTATGTAGAGATACTGAAGGTGCTAATTGGGCTTTCAGAACAAAAGGTTTCCATATGGATATTAACGCATCAACAATTGTTTACCCGGGAACATCTGTTCCGGAATTTTATGTTGGTTCAGCTCCGTTTACATCTGACCCTAGTAGTGAGGCAAGTCCTTATTACAGAATTTACTCACGTAAGTTCTCATTATTAGTTCAAGGTGGGTTTGACGGTTGGGATATTTATAGAGAATCAAGAACTAATACCGACACATTTAAAGTGGGTAATAGAGGTTATTTAAACGGAGCTTGTTCGGATATTAAATATCCAACAGCTACAGGTTGGGGTTCATTTAAACAAATTACCGTTGGAAACAATAGTGTTGATTGGGGTAATACTGATTATTACGCTTATTTATTAGGACAACAAACATTTTCTAATCCTGAAGCAGTAAATATTAATTTATTTGTTACACCAGGTATTGATTATATAAATAACAGTAATCTAGTTGAAGATGCTATTGAAATGATTGAATTTAATAGAGCGGATTCGTTGTATATTTGTACAACACCTGATATTGATTTATTCACACCAACAGTTGATTTAGCAACTGATTTAATTTATCCACAAGAGTCTGTAAATGGATTAGAAGATAGTGGTATTGACTCTAACTACACGGCAACTTACTACCCTTGGGTATTAACTAGAGATAGTGTTAATAATACACAAATCTACTTACCACCTACGGCTGAGGTTACAAGAAACTTGGCGTTAACAGATAACATCGCATTCCCTTGGTTCGCGGCGGCAGGTTACACAAGAGGTATTGTAAACGCTATCAAAGCGAGAAAGAAACTTACTCAAGAAGATAGAGATACTCTTTACCAAGGACGTATCAATCCAATTGCTACTTTCTCTGATGTTGGAACGGTAATTTGGGGTAACAAAACTTTACAAGTTGCTCAATCTGCTCTTGATAGAATAAATGTTAGAAGATTATTACTTCAAGCTCGTAAATTGATTTCAGCGGTATCTGTAAGATTATTGTTTGAACAAAACGACCAAAAAGTAAGACAAGACTTCTTAGACGCGGTTAACCCTATCTTGGATGCTATCAGAAGAGACAGAGGTTTATATGATTTCCGAGTTACAGTATCGTCAGACGCTGCTGATTTAGACAGAAATCAAATGACAGGTAAGATTTATATCAAACCAACCAAATCGTTAGAATTTATAGACATTACGTTCTATATAACTCCAACCGGAGCTTCTTTCGAGAATATATAATAAATAAAATTATGACTCATCGTAATGGTGAGTCATAATAAGCCTTAATATAAAGATATGTTAAAAAATGAAATAAATGAAGGTATTGACGAGTTTGGTGCCCCCGATGAGAAGTATTACGCATTTGATTGGGATGACAACATAGTATCAATGCCGACAAAGATTATCTTAAAAGATGAAGATGGTGATGAAGTAGGGATGTCTACTGAAGATTTTGCAACTCATAGAGAAGAAATTGGTAAGGAACCATTTGATTTTGACGGACATACTATTGTTGGGTTTGGAGAAGAACCTTTCAGATATTTTGGTGTTAAAGGGGACAAACAATTTATTGTGGATTCTATGACAGCAAAACCTGGACCGGCTTGGGAAGATTTTGTTGAGGCAATTAACAATGGTTCAATATTTTCAATAGTGACAGCTAGAGGACACACACCATCAATATTAAAAGAAGCTTGTTATAACTACATTGTGTCAAACATTAATGGTATTGACTCAAATGAGTTAGTTAAAAATTTAGAGAAATATCGTGATTTGGCGGATGAAGAAAACGTTTCTAAAAGAGAAATGATTAGAGAATATTTAGATTTATGTAAATTTTATCCTGTAAGTTACGGGGAAGGTTCTGCAACAAATCCGGAAGAAGGTAAAATCAAAGCATTAAAAGAATTTGTTAATTATGTTAAGGAAATGTCACAACATATTCAAAAAAAGGCATTTTTAAAAAATAAAATAAATAATTACTTTGTCCCTAAGATAGGTTTTTCAGATGACGACTTAAAAAATGTGGATGTTGTAAAAAAACATTTTGAGCAAGACCCAGAGAATATAATTAAAACATATTCAACAGCTGGAGGAATTAAAAAAGAATATTAAAATATTTATTATTAATAACTAATAAATAAAAAATAATTAAATAAACTATTAATATAAAAACTAGGATTTCTAGAATGATAGATTTTTTAATTCTAAAAGTCAAGAGAAAAAAATTAAATAGGTTATATTTATAATAAACAAGATAAAAAAATAAAAATTAAAAAACAAATAGAAAATGGCTGATTTATTAATGAAAATGCCCATACCGTATGAACCAAAAAGACAAAATAGGTTTATTGTACGATTCCCTTCTACATTAGGGATTAACGAATGGTTTGTAGAGTCGGCTGCTAGACCACATATCACTATTAAAGACGTTGAAATACCCTTTTTAAATACTTCAACATATGTTGCGGGTAGATTTACTTGGGGGACAATTAATGTTAAATTTAGAGACCCAATTGGACCTTCTGCGTCACAAGCTCTTATGGAGTGGGTTCGTTTATGTGCTGAGTCAGTTACAGGTCGTATGGGGTATGCTGCGGGATATAAGAAAAACATTGACCTTGAGATGTTAGACCCAACAGGGGTTGTTGTCGAAAAATGGATATTAGAAGGAACTTTTTTAAGTGATGTTAACTTTGATACTTTAGCTTATAGTTCAGACGCGTTGGCAACAATTTCAGCAACACTTCGTATGGATAGATGTGTATTAGTTTACTAAAATGATTAGAGAATTAACAATAGAAAAAATTCGTAATTCTCCAACATTAAGTGATGAAAAATGGGTTTCCGTTAATCTACCAGATGTATATTCTAAAATACTTAAATTAACAAAACATATGAATAGTGATTGTGAGTTTATGGTTCGATTAGAATTTATTAATAAATTACTTTCTGAAAAAAAAATATGTTTATTACATTTTAAATAAAACCCACATTACGTGGGTTTTTTTGTTTTTAAACTTTATATAAAAAAAACATATCCTATTATTTATAATAAAAACAAAACTATATGGAACAAAATTTAATAGATGCTGCAACACAAAACTTCAGTTTACCACACGATGTGGTTCAATTACCAACGGGTGGTATTTTTTATAAATCAAAAAAGAAATCGGTTAAAATTGGTTATTTAACAGCAAATGACGAAAATTATTTAATTGGAGCTAGTCGTAGTAGTGAAAATATTATATTAAAATTATTACGAAATAAAATGTATGAACACGATTTACGTCCTGAAGAACTTTTAGATGGGGATGTTGAGGCGATTTTAATATTTTTAAGAAATACGTCATTTGGTTCTGATTATAGTATTAACTTAATTGACCCTGGTACAGATAAACCATTTGTTGGTACTGTTGTATTAGATGAATTAAATATTAAAAAAACTGAATCTAAACCTGATGAAGATGGTACATTTACAACTAAATTACCAAAAACAGGAATTACTGTAAAATTAAGACCAACAACCTTTTACGACACTATTGAATTAGATAAACAGGAAGCACAATACCCTATTGGTAGACAAGCACCAAAAATTACTTGGAAATTATTAAAACATATTGTTGAGATTGACGGTGATTCAGACAGGTCAAAAATTAGTTTATTTGTCGATTCAATGCCAATTATGGATTCTAAGTACATAAGAAGTTTTTTAAGAGAAAATGAACCGTCATTGGACTTAAAAAGAAGTGTAATCGCCCCTTCAGGAGAATTGGTATCTTTCGAGATAACCTTTGGGGTGGACTTTTTTCGACCTTTCTTCTAATCATAAACAATTATTAATTGAGGAGTATCTATATTTGGCTCAATCAATACACGTATCATATTCGGATTTTCATTCAATGCCGACATATGTTAGAAAATACTTAATAAATCGAGTAATCGAGAATAACACACCAAACTAGTGATTTAAAAACTATGTTTGGTGTATTTATTTATAAACACATTTAATTATGGCAGGAGAAGGAACACCGGTAACACCAGCACCCGGAGACGCGACAAGAGGATTAGGAGAAGCAATTGGTTCTAATTTTAACCCTGAGGCGATTGCTAAAGTAGTATTGACACTTGATAAGGCGTCAAGCGAAATGCTTAAATCGTTTGGTAGAGGTCAAGAGATGGCGGACATATTACGTATTAGTATGTCAAATTCTGTTACTGAAGTTAGAAAATTAGGTGGTGATATTGCCGATGTTCTTGCAACCCAAAAAGCCGCTTCTGAGGCGTTAGGGAGAAATGTGATAT